CCGTGAACGTCACGACGCCATAGGCGCTGATCGTGTAGTCGGTATTGACCGTCTTGAGGACACCATTGACGAAGATCTGCGGCGACCCGTTGACCAGGAAGACCGGCTCGGCGAAGCCGCCGAGCGCCCGCACGAGCTGAAATGCGACGGTCGCGCCGTCGCCCTGGCCGAACTCCTGCGCGGTGACGCTCGAGTCGTCCGGATCGGTGTATTGCCAGAGCAGCGTCGAGCCCTGCACCGCGTTGATAAAGCCCTGCAGCTGCTGCCACTCGGTGTAGCTGTTGAGCGAGCGCAAGACGTTGATGGCGAGCTGGTAGCGATAGATCGGAAACGAGAAACGCTGCACGCGGATGCGCTTGCCGGAGAGCGCATCCTGCGCCTCGGTCTGCCAGACCGGGCTACGCTTGACCGGCCAGGCGATGCCTATCAGCGTCGGAAAGGTCGCGAGCGCCACGGCTCACGCCCCCTGGTATGACGGATTGCCGTTGATATGCGCCTGCAAGATGCGGGCGATCTGCGACGCATTCGACCGGAAGAACGCCTGCACGCTATTGCCGTCGATCGCCGAGATCTGAAAGATCGGCTGCACCGATGCGCCGCCGCCCGTATAGGGCCCGCTGGTCTGCGCCGGTTGGATGGTCTCGCCGGCATGGATCATGGCGAGGCCGGAGCGCGTCACGAAATCGGTCCCAACATCGAGCGACGGCAGCAGCGCCATCGCCGAGGCGAGCGTAGCGGCGCCGGCGGCGGCGCCGATCGCCGGCGCGGCCGGACCGGCGACGGGCGCGACCTGCGCGGTCACCTCGGCCGTGGTCTGGCCGGAGGAGGCGAAGATCGACTTGATGGCGTTCGCGATCGTGGTGAACAGGCCGGCGCCCTGCCCGGCCGCCTCGGCGGACGCACGCGCGGCCGCGCCGGTCGTCGTGGCGGTCGTCTTGGCGAGCTCGGCCGCGCCCCATTCGATGACGGTCTTCTCGCAATATTCGACGAACTTGATCAGCAGGTCGGACAGGATGTTCTTGAACGCGGTCGACCAGCTCGTGGTGCCCGCTAGGAGGCCGCGTAGCTGCGAGTTGAACGCGCCCTCGATCGAGGTGAAGAAGTTCTGGTAGAGCTGCTGCTGCGCGGCGATCGACTGCTGATCGAGCTTGATCATGTCGGTCTCATGCTTCGCCTGCAGCTGGGCGATCTTATTGAGCACCGCCTGCTTCTGCGCGACCGACAGATTGCCGAGGGCGGCCTCCTGCTGCAGCAGCTTGAGCTCGGCCTCGTAGGCTTGCTGCGTATATTGCTCGAGCGCGGCGAACTTCTGGTTCTGCGCGATCGCGTGCTGCTTGACCTCGCCGTCGAGCAGCATCGTCTGCTTCTTCAGACCTTCCTCGACGAGCTTGACCTGCTCGTCGATCGCCTTCATCGCGGCGTTGACCTGATCGCGATTGGCGATCGCGAGGTGCGCCGTTTCGGTCTGCGCGATCCGCGCATGCTCGTCGGCGCCGGCGCTCCAGATCGTCTTGAGCTCGGCCACCGTGTCGGTGCCGGTCTTGACGATCTGCTTGGAGAAATCGACTATGGTCTTCGACATGCTGGCCTGCATGGCTGCGAAGTCCGTCTCCACCGCTTCGAAATTGCCGGTGAAGGCGTCGTAGATGATCTTGCCGAGGCCGTAGAAACCTTGGCCCAGCGCAGTCAGGATCGTCGTTGCACCGGTCCACAGCGCCTCGAGGGCCGCGATGATGCCGGCGATCGCGCTCGCCACCGCCTTCGCGGCGATCGCCAGCGTATCGAACAGCACGTACACGGCCCCGCCCTCCTTCATCGCCGCGACGAAACGCTCGGCGAGATCGGCCAGCACTTTGACCAAGCCGTCGAACGCAGGCTTGAAGATGCTCGCCACCTGGATGCCGACGCCCTGCATCGCGCTGCCGAGCTCGATCAGGCCGAGATGGGTGCGCTCGAAACCCGCAACGGTCTCCTCGCTCAGGGCGGTTCCGGTGCGCTCCGCCTCCGCGGCGAACTCCTTGAACGCCTCCGAACCCTGATTGAAAATCGGGATCATCTGCGCGCCGCCGCGGCCGAGCAGCGCCATGGCGATCGCGTCCTTGTCGATGCCGTCCTTGAGCACCGCGAAGTGGTCGGCGAGCTTGCCAAGCACATCCGGCAGTGGCACGCCGACGAAATCCTTGGCCGAGAGGCCGAGCGCGCGCAGCGCCGCTTCCTGCTGCTGCGAGCCCGCCGCGCCGCGCGCCAGGTTGGCGCCGAAGCGCTCGAGGCTCGTGGTCATCTCGCCGAGCGATCCGCCGGAGGCCTTGGCGGCGATGTCGAGGCCTGCGACCGCCGAGGTCTGCACGCCGAGCAGCGAGGCCGTGCGCTGCGTCTGCGTGCCGAGCTCCGCCATGTGCTCGAAGAATTCGTTGATCTTGTCGACCGCGAAGGCGGCCGCGATCGTCTCCGCGACCTTGCCAGCAATCCCGGTGATCGCCTCGAAGAGCTCGGCAAAGCCCTTGAGCGCGCCGGTCGCCTGGTTCATGCCGGCGATCAGCTTCTCGATCGAAGCGGCAAATGTGACGGTGACGTCATCGGCCAAGGGGGTCACCTATCGGATCGCGCCGCCGGGGAACATGCCGACCAGCTGCATATAGTCACTCGAGGGCGGCGGTTTTGGCTTGTGGCCGTGCGCCAGCGCCATGAACTTGCGCAGCGGCGGCCACTCGGCCCAGGCACGGTTGAGGTCCTCGAGGAACGGCACGTCCACCTGGTCGAGGACCTGGTCGCGGGTCCAGTGCAGCTCGATTACGAGGTCGGCGACGAGCCGGCGCCAGTCGAATTGCTCGAAAGGCTCGCCGCCGACGGTTCCCCCGGCGCGGCATCCGCGCGTTGCCCGCCGGCCTGCTCGACGATGACCGGCACCGCGTGCATGATCTCGACGAGGCTGATCGGCAGGTCGAGCAGATCGTCCTGCGTGATGCCGGGATGCGCCTTCTTCAGGCCCGCGAGCAGCACGGCGATCGCCGGCTCGAACTTCTCGGCGCTGACGTTGTCGATCGAGATACCGCGCAACTTCGGCACCTGATCGGCGATCGCCAGCACCTGACGCAGCGGCAACGGGCAAACGGTGAACTGCTGCCCGGCGAGCGTGATCGTCTTGGCGCGCGCTTTGTCGATGTTCGCATCGAGATCGAGTGACATGCAGGCTCCTGTGATGACGCGCCGGGCGGGACTACTACTCGGTCAGGCTGAGGGTGCCGATGTTGTTCGCCGCGTCCGCGCCCGCCATGATGTCCAGCTCGGGAATGGAGAACTTAGTGTTGGTGAAGCCGAGCGCAAGCTTCTCCGACACGCAGTTGTTGAGCTGGATGAACAGGGTCTTCTGCACGCCGAAGACCGTGAACTGCTGCTTGATGTTGAGCTGGAAGTTCGGCACCGGACCCATCAGCTGGTTCGCCAGCACGATCTTGTTCTCGGTCGTGACCGTGTAGGTGTAGAAGAACAGGTAGGCGACGGTGTTGTCGCCCGACGCGAACGTATAGGTGCCGACGCCCGCGGCACCCGGGACATACGAGACGCCGGCGACCGGGCTCGCCGAGACCGGTTGCAGCTGCACACCGGTCGCCGCATTGAACACGCCCTGATCCTCGACGAAGGTCGCGCCGTTGGCGACGGTGACGGCGCCGGCCGAGACGGTCCCGGATTCGCCGGTCGTCATTTCGAGGCCGGAGGCGGCGGTCTGCGCGCCGTTGAGAAAGAGATTGTTGAGCTGCGTCGCCTGGAAGCGACCGAACTTCGCCTTGCCCTTGATCTCGAGCTCGCCGCCGCCAAAGGCGACCGGGCTCACGTACTGCCCGAGCAGCCCCTCGATCTTGCGCGAAAAATCGAGCGAGATGTCTTGCAGCACGCCGAGGAACGCCGGCTTGGTGAGCGTGACGTCGGTGCGCTTGGCGATAACGGTGCCCGAACCGAAGATATACTCGGCCATTTCAGCTCTCCTTCGTGAGGCGCAGCTTCAGATCCTGCACCGCGGCGTGAACGTGGTTGTAGAGCTCGCTGTCGCGCGAGATCGGCGAGTTGTGGAAGTGCGACGCGAACCATGCGTCGATCGCCGCATGCAGCGGATGCGGCGCGGCGCTTGCCGGCGCATCGGCTGCCGCGACGACGGCTTCGGCGATCGCGGCTATGGCTGCGGGGTCATCCATGGCTCACCTCACGGATAATCGTTGAGCACGACGGTGATCGGGACCTCGGTCGTGCCCTTGCCCTGCTCGTCGCCGGGCCCGAGCTGTAGCTCGCCCTCGATGCGGCAGTCGTAGACCAAGCCGCCGAGCGTCTGCCGACCCTGGTCGTTCGTCATCATCGCCACCGGAGAAGGCGCCAAGGCAGTGTCGATCGCGTCGAGCAGATCGTCGATCACATCGGCCGGCACCGCAGTCACGTCATTGCCGACGTCCGTGTAGATCACGGCGATGAACTTGAGCTCGCGGGTCGGCGGCGTGCCGCGGTCCTCGCGGCGATAATCCTCGGTTGCCTTGATCAGAAAAAGCGCCGGCTTGCCCGGCGAAGCCACGCCCTCGGGATTGGTGAGACGCCGCCCGGTGCCCCCGGTGAACTGCCCTCCGGAGTTGAGCTGCACGAGCAGCGCCGCGGCGATGTTCTTCCGGATGCTCACGCGGCGGTCGCCTGCGAGGCCGCCGTGGTCCGCGTGACCGCGCCGCGAAGGCCTTCGCGGATCTGGTCCTTGCGATCCTGGAAGGCGTTGTTGATCACCGCGCGCCCGGTGACGCGCGATCCCGGATTGAGCACGCGCGCGGCATAGACGCTCGACCCGCCCATTACGAAGTTGAGCGCCTGGACGTTCTTCGGCAGCTCCTCGTGTGCGCCGCGCACGGCGCCTTCCTCGAGAATGTGCGCGATCGGCGACTTGGAGAAGACCTTGCCGACCACGCCCTTCGCGTTCGAGCGCACCGAGCGGCGGATGCTGCGCTGATAGCGGCCGGTGCGGACCTGGAAGTATGATCCTGCATTCGCCTTGGCGGCCGCCTGCAGCGCGATCGCCTGCTGGCGCGCCTCCTCGCGCAGCGCGGCGCGAATATCGTCCGGCAGCCTGCCGAGCCGCGCGGCGCCCTTGTCGATCCTGACAGTGATGTCGAACATCAGGCGCCCACCGCGAGCAGCTCGATCGCGCCGGCCACGGCGCGCTTCGAGGGATCCGGGTTCTCGAGGTTCAAGGCGTCGGCCTCCCACACGGTTTTGCCGCCCGGAACGACCCGTGGCTTTTGACCCTGGAACGATTGCTGATCGTCGAGCAGGATCATCTTGTCGTTCTTCACGATCGGCAGCGGAAAGCGCTGCGCGGACAGATCGTCAGCCAGCACGATTACCTTGCGGCCGCCCTGCGTGATCGAACCCTCGCGCTTGACCGGCATCACCGAGGCCTCGGTGACGTAGTCGTCGACGATCGCGAGCACCACTGCGTCGGTCGTGGTCGCCGCCGGCGCCTGGCCGGAGACGCGGCGGATGATCACCCAACGGCCGCGCCGGGCGAGCGCACGCCGATAGGCGGCGACAGCCGCGGGATCCGACCCCACGTCATCACCGCGCCTGGCAGCGCACGCTCACCAGCGTGGCGCCCGTATAGGTGCCGGTCGAGACTGTCTTCGCGCGAAACTGATCGCCCAGCACCCCGTCGACCGCCGTATTGTCCGCGAGCGTCCCGTCGCCCGGCGTCACCGCGGTCGTCACCTTGTCGAGCGCCGATACGTTGTAGACCTGGCTGGTCGGCGTGTTGGCGAAAGCGACGTTGACGATGTCCATCCAGGTCTGGCCCTGATCGAGCGAGGTCTGGACGTAGACGTTGATCTTGGTACCGGCCGTCGCGGCGCCGGAAAGGGTCACCTTGCAGGCGAGCGCGTTGATGCCGGCGAAACCGGTGACCGGCGTGCCGGGCTGGGTGCCCGCGGTCGTGATGGAGAAGTCGCTGCCAGCGATCTGCAGCGCGAACGGCCCGGGGTTATTCATCGCCTCGGCAGCACGCGCCAGGAAGAGGGAAGCACAGAGGGCATAGAGAACGACGAAGACGAGCAGCCCGGCGGCCGCGAGCAGTAGCTTGCGCCAGAAGGTCTTGAGCGGCTCGTTCACGTAGCCCATGGCGGACCTCATGCGATCACCGGGATGCGGTATTGGTCGATCATGCTCTCGACCTTGGGCGGCAGGCCAGTCTCGGAGCCCGGGCCGCCTGCGAACCACCACTGCGACGACAGCACGCCCTCGATGTTCTCCGCGCGCAGCATCGGATCGCGGGTGCGGGCGAACCAAGCGGCCTTGACGAGCTCGAGCGCGGCGTCCTGCAGGTCGTCGGGGATCGGCGCGTAGCCGGCCTGGTACTGCACCAGGATCGGAATGCTGGTCCACCGGCGCGGGCTCGCGTCGATCGGGAAGAGCCTCGTGAGCCAGCCCTTGCTCTGCGACTGTAACCCCGCGTCGTAGTCGCTCTGGAAGTCGATGCCCTCGGCAAGCGGCACCGGCGCGAGCGGCCAGTTCTCGACCGCCAGGATGTAGTTCGGCAGGCCGCGGCCCGTTGCGAGGCCGGTGGTCGGCAACGTGAAGGCGGTGCCAAGCGCAAGCGGCGTCGCGTTCTGCAGCGTCTCGCCGAAGCTCGCCGTGCCGATATAGACGTTCCAGCCAGTCGCGACGGCCTGGTTGTCGGCGATCGGCGCGGAGATCTGCAGTAGGTTGCTCGCCGCGACCGCGAGCACCGACTCGATCGAGGCCGCGGTCTCGCCGGTCGGCGTCACATACGTGATACGAGCA